GCTTTGTGCGGACCGTGAGGCGATAGGTGAACCCATTGATCATCATCACCAATGTTTTCCCAATCGGTACCATCGCGTGTGTATTTAACAATATTTAATCCACAATGTTTGCAATTAGTCATTTGCGTTCACTTTTGTTATTTTTTCTGGGTCCTCAACAAGAACCTCGTCAATTTCGGGCCATTCAACAATGGGCCAACCTCGACCGCTGAAACCAACGATCCTACCGACGTGTTTAGTTAAGGTGACTTCATCTCCAAGCTTAAATTTGTTTTCCATCAGTTATTCACCATTGCAATAAAGATTATGATAAAACAAATAAAACTAAAAATAATTGCTTCTAATAATGTTTTCATTCTTCCGACACTTTCTCGTATGCGCTCTTAGGAACCATAATTACATTGGACGTTTCAATCCAAAGAAGTACGTGCTTCATTGCTTGCGTGTAGCCAAGTTGCCATGACCGCTCAGTTTCGGTGAGCTCAGTAAAATCTTCTTGACTTTCGTTTACCATTACTTCGCAAAAATACTTAATCTGTTGTATGGTTCTTTTGTTTGGTTCGGTCATTCGTATACCTCTCCGCCAACGTTGAAGCTTTCGCAATTGCACGGGTACGTGTAGGTTCCACGAAACACCGTTGCCTTGCATTTGTTGTATAGGTTACCCTCGCGTTGATGAGCTGCACCAACGTGTCCACAAACACAAAGACTGTTATTGCTAAAAACCCTTTGATCCACTACTTAACTTTCTTTATCATTACCGCTTTAAAAGTTCCTTTTTCAAAAATACCTGCTTTAACGGCTTTATTCCACTTGTAAGCAAAAACGCCTACCATGGCTAAAAACATAGCTGGAAATAAAAACACTAACAATAATAACATACTTCTCCTTAAATGAGTTGAATCTTTTTAATTTTAATGCGTTCCCTAAGTTCTGGCTCTTTGTTAAAATCACTAAGCCATACATAAGGCAAGTCAAGACTTGATACCCAATCTTGCGTCAATCGAGCGTCCATGGTAAAAAGTTCTTTTGTTTCTGTAAGATAATAGAAAATTTGATTTGCCTTGGTCGGACGCTTAAATGAAAGATCAATAACTCTTTCGGCGTGACCCTGACTATCTTCAATAAACTTAACCGTGACCTCTTTGGCCTTTTCGCCTTCAAGCTTCAAAAGAGTAAAAGTAACGTCGTCCTCAAGGATTTCTTCTTCACTGGCAATGTTGATGCCAATGGTTTCCTTTAGGCTATACAGATAGTCTTCTATCTTGCTGATGTCCGGGGCTTCATTAATCATATGTTCATTTTAGACCCATTTAGTGTAATTGTCAAGAGTTACACAAATGTAATTACAATGATAGTATTTTCTTGGCGGACCTGGTTGTAGTTTATCCCCTTTTCCTACCTCTCAGGTGCTGCCTTACTCACGTTGCAGGGCCCCCTGGTTAGCTTTCGCCAGGGGGCTTTGTGATATACTTCACAAAGTGATTATATCAAGTAAATACATCAATAATAACCCTTGCCATGGGTGGTTGACATGGTATAATGGAGTATGTTAGAAATAAAGACGAAAGGAGACTCGATACTGTGAATCAACACCTCAGCTTTACGTAATATAAGCCAAACATTGGAGAAGAATGCGTAGAATTATCGCAGTTTTGATTGTAGTAACCGTAGTATTTGTAGTAGTGGAAACCATAGGAATGGCGACCAAAGCATTAGGAAGTATAAAAAATGGGGCTAGTACCCTTGTAACAAAGCCAGTAATTAATATGAAACGAACGTTGGTTGTTAGTGCTGATGGCACACAAATGGCTACATCTTGGGTTCAAGTCCAAGTTGATCCAGCCTTACCAACGTCGCATAAAAAGGCGCATGACGCGCCACCACTTGTATCAGCTCTTGATATGCAGAAGTGGTCAAAGGTGAACATTTGCGAGACTGGTGGCAATTGGCACACAAAAGGGAACCTATACCAAGGGGGATTGGGCATTTTGCTTAATAATTGGTATGAATACGGTGGATTTAGGCTTTTTGGACCAGAATGGTCTGCAAGTCCAGAACAACAGGTATACATTGCTAAAAAAATTCAGGCTGCTGCCGGACTTGGTTCGTATGTACCCGATCAATATGGTTGCGGGCACGGCTGGTAATGCAAAACTATTTGACTGAGGAAAAGGGATGGTCAATAGTCCTGTTTGAAAAAATCGGTACAACATTTACCGAGATAGACGTTCTTTGGGAGGAGACTACAACGGCGGAGGAAGCCTACGAAATGTGGCTGGAACCGTTTGGTAGTCTCCCACCAAGGCTTGCAGTAGAACATGCTTTGTTGTTTGATGACGATGTAGTTAGAGAATATGAAGCTCGTCTTTACTGTGAAAAACGTTGCTTGGCAATGATGCTTTGGACAAAAGAATCCGTACAAGAATGTATAGATGACCTCAAGAACCGCAAGGTTAAGAAGTTTATTATTGCAGCAGAGGTGACTCTTGATATTGAAGAATCTGATAACTTTGATGAATGGGACTTAGAAGAACTTGTTATGATGGACTCTATAAAGCTTCTTGACAGCACCCCTATTGATGAGGTAGAGTAATTACATGACTAAATGGGTTTGTCCTAAATGCAAAAAAGTTGTTCAAACCACCGATGCAACAATCGAGGTAGCCCATGTATGTCCAAGTAACAGAAGTAAAATAATCAATTTTGAAAAACAAGAAAAGGAAACGAATGAATAATTCAGAAATTACAGGTTTGGTAAAGATGGACCCACGTCCACGTCGCAGTGGCGGTATGGTCGGTGGTTCTCAGAAGACAATTGCACGAAGGGATTTGCTTAAGTCTAGCCCCGGTGATTGGTTTCTTTGGAAAGAGAACGCAAAGACAGGCGGAGACTCAGGACAAGCTCTTCGCACTCTTATCGGCGTGATCACCCTAAAGGGTGTTGACCGCAAAACACTTCCTTATGAAGCTACCAGTCGTATGAACGAGAACGGCACATGGAACATCTATGTTCGATATGTTGGCGAGGAACGTCAGTACGTTGAAAGCATTTAAGGCATAGAAAAACCCGGTCCTACTTTCTTGATGTTGTAGGACCGGGTTTTTTAACGTCTATTAACCTACGATGTCACCGTCAATGATGTCTCTCATCCAACTTGGCTCTAAGTCACCACCAAGTTCATTTAGGCTTTTTGCAAACATGTTGCGAGCCATCTCAATTTGTGATTCGCTGAGCTTTAGATCTTGGCTAAGAATAATTGCCATGAACGCCGCGCCAACAAGGTTTGCTTGATGTTCTTCGAGTTCAATAACACGCTTACGAAGATCGTACTTCATCATAAACTCAAGCGCACCCTGATAACGCTCCCAAGCGCGCTCAATGATTTCGATAAGCGCACGGGTGTGCTCTACGCCAGCTTTGTCAGTTACCTCAAGAATGCCATTAAGTTCAACAAGCTTTTCTTCAAGGATAAGTGACCACTGCTTCATCTTTGAGGCAAGCATCCAAGCTTCGACTTCAGGAGGACCAATAGGGTCTGGTTGACCAAGACGTTCAGAAAGAGCTCTGAGTTCTTTATTCATTTGTTTTCTTACTGCTGTCTTCGTGTGCTTTAGAGTTGCGCCTAAGTGCCACTTACATGTTCCTTCGCCTAAGTGATCCGTTCCCATACCAGCTGTTTTAATGCAGTAGCGGGTTATGCCAAGTTCTTTAAGTTCCTTAGAGGTTACCTTTGCACCGCATTTGCCTTCAAGCGGTTCTGCGCTTCCAGGTATCTTCTTATCAGGGTAGTGACCTGACCAAACTTCTTCGTCGTTCATTCGCAGTCTCTCCTAAGTTTCTTTGTATCAACATAAAACGTTGAGTCATTAATCTTGGTGGTTTCAAGTGGTTTGTTGCCAATGTAGCTTGGGTGTCGCTTCATGCTTTCCCTCTTGCGTTTGCGGTTAAAAAATATCATGCTGATCTTCCTCTGTTTAGTCTGTATTGTCTCATAAAATCTGAGTGAGCTCTTTGGCATCCACACGATTGATTGTAGTCGTCAACAAAAAGCGACTTTCTTTTAAGGTGAAGTTGATAACCGCGTTCGGTGCCATGCTCTATTTCCTTTTTTGGTAATTCATTTTTTGAGGGGATCCTTCCAAGGGCATTTGATGGCAAGTATTTTGGTTGCACCAAATCTTGGTTAATCCTAATTGCTACTCTTTCATTTTCTGTTGTTCCCGCCCAAAATCCATATGCTTCGTATTTAATTGCATGCTCAAAACATTCTTTTTTTACAGGACAATTAAAACAAATATCTTTCATTTCTTTTGTAACTATTTCTGAAAAGAAATCAAGCCTTGTTCCTCGACAGACACCATCGTCCATCCAATCCGTGCTTTCCACTAAGTCCCTTTCTAGATACTGCTTGTTTTTCGGATAGAACACTTTAAAAGCTTGACTGGTTTTGATACAAACATGTCGTACTTTGTTGCGCACTCTACTGCTGCAATTAGTTGTTCGGGACCAATTGTTTCGCATGCTTCCAAGTAGCCAAGTGCATACGCTGCACCTGAGCCAATTGCGTAATACGGTGATTCAAGTTCTATAACTGCTAAATCGCTTTGAACAATGACCAAAGGTCTATTTGGCCATGCACAAAGAACGTCAGTTTCCTTGACGGCTTCGTCTTCTCCTTTCATTCCTTTTAACATTGTCACGATTGTTTGCGGGCTACACTTACGAGACTTCAACGTTGAAATCATGTTGATTGATCTCCAAGAACCGGCAGAACCAATGAGTCCATTGCCAGCGTGAGCTATTGCCTTTGGTGTTATTGAAGCTATCGTTGCTTCTCCATCACTGGCGGCAGCATCGTAAGCCATGTAACAATATTTGTCTGTTGTATAGGCAACTACGCAGGTCATTCTGTAAGGTCCTTTGCTGGTGTCCAGACCCCATCTAGGAGCCATGCTTTATCTCGTACTATTCTGTCTGGCCAGTTTACACCGGTCAAACGGTCACCTCTATAACGCTTAACGTTAAGCACGGTAGGGTCTGATGCTTCTTTGTAAAGAGAAATACCAATCTCTGGCCATGCCATCCAGCGCTGTGAACCCATCGGTGTTAGGTCACGCTTTTCTCCAGCACGACCTTTTGCTGCGTGGTGTTCTAGAACCAATGCAAAGCCATACTTCATACGAAGGTCATCAAGAACGCCCATTGCTTCATCTGCTGAATCTTCGTAAGACTCATTAGCGCCACGACGATACATCTTGTAAATCGGTCCAATGCAAACAAGATCAGGTCTGTGAAATGCAATCTCTCGCTGTAGTTCTGCTCTGTCTGCAAGGCGACGAATCTCAATTCCACCGGGCTGTCTCCACACACGGAATCTTTCTGAATCGTAACCACTTGGATTACGCATTTGAAGATGTTTGTCAAAAGGCTCTGCTGTTTGAAGAATAGCTTGCGCTGGGTTTTCAAGGTCAACAACAAGCGCTCGAATCGGCTTTATCTCTTGATGACTAAATGGGTGAAATCCTTGTGCAGCAGACATAGCAATGGTTCGCAACATCAACGACTTACCGGCACCTTCTTCAGCAACAACGATGGTTCGGTAATCTTGATGCATCATTCCTGGAATAACTACTGGTGCTAAATCATCAGCACGCATAGCAAGTTCTTGAATTGTTAGTGACTCTGGTTCTGTATTGCGAACCGCACCAATGGTGGTAACAAACTTCTCCGTTCCCTCTGCAAGAAGGTAAGGGTCTGCGCCTGTCTGTACCAGTTCAATGCTTTCACCAAAGTGACGCATAAGCTTTCTTGACGCACTATGCGTAACAACAATTTTTGCATAGTCAGCTGCGTACGACTGATTTGGAACATCAAGCGTAAGAGAAATAAGTTTGTTAATAGAGTCTGGGCTACCCATCTCTGCTGAAACGGTTATTGCATCAACAGATGCGCCCCTTCCAACAAGCCTTTGAATAGCACCAAAAACAACTGCGTTAGGTGGTGAATAAAAGTCCTCTACGATACAGCTTTCAACTCCAATAAGTGCTGCTGATGGACTTAAAAGCATCGCTCCGAGTAGGGACGATTCCGCCGCAAGATCGTGCGGTATTGAGTTTGACATTGTGTCCCTTTAAATGTTTGTGCGTTTGCCTGATGCAGAGTCTAGTGCATATGGCGTTCCGTTTTTGTCTATTGTCTGTTCTAAATTATTGATGGGACGACTGTACCCGTGTTTGATTGGATTGTCAAGCGAAACTTCTTCTGTTTTTGGATCTATCCAAACACCGGACAAGTCGTACGAGTCGTAAATTTCTGCAAGCATTGAATCTTGACTTGTCATTGTAAATTTTTCAACGTCGGGAGCGGAGCCGTACAAGTACGCTTGCCACTTTCCAGAACTACCGAAGAAAGTGGAAGGGTGACAGGTGTACCTATCGGATTTGCCTTTTCTCTCTTCTGCGTAATTAATCGTTGCAGTGAGCAAATCCTCAAATGTTGTCTTGCCGTCACTCAACGTCTCATTAAACACTTCAAAAGCTTTTGGCTTTCCAATACGCCTTGGATAGATTTCCCAGATTTGTGCAAACTCCTCTGGATAGGTGTTTATGACACGCTTTTTACGAGACTTCTTTTGTGGTTGATCCTTAGATATATCTATATCTATATTATTATTATATACCCCTGGGTCTATATGCCCAGCCTGGGTCTCTGTGCTCACCCTACTTGGATCAAAATCATACCTCTCTGCGGGCCACAAATAGTAGGCGTTCTTAATCTGTTTTCCACCACGGTGACGTGGCTTGACGGTGATTGCACCGACCCTACGAAGTTCATAGACCGCTCGACGTGCTGTCGTTTCGTGAATATTTAATAACTCAGCTAAGGCAATGTGTGATGTGCCTGGAATTGGAATAGCGCCAGTCAAACGACCTTTTAGATAACCCCAAATGCGTATAGCTCTGTCTGATAGTTCTTTGTGTTCAAAAATCCAAGACGGTATTGAAACCGACTTGTCGTCAGTCATGTGGCCGTAATAGATTTCTCCGCCTATTTCAATCTGGCCCAGAATTTCTCTGCCATCGGGGCTAAATTCCTCTGCCTTTTGCTCCATTAGTTACTCATTCCTCTCTCCGCCAAATATACAGCAAGATCGCCAAAGATGCTTGTGTTTTGAACGGTATCTTCACCGTTGGTAACAGCATCAACAATTTTCTTTTTCTTTTCCAGTAGATTATAAACATACTCGTCAATTGTCTCGGGCGCAAGCAAATACCACGCCGTTGCGCCATGCATGTCGTTTGTACGACCATAGCAACGACTTACGCATTGTTCGTGAATCGCTGGTGTCCACCCAAGTTCGCAGAAGACCACATCGGATGCAGCCGTAAGCGTTAAACCCTCTGACGTTGCCTGCATGTTTCCAATAAACATTCTGCACTTTGGGTCGTTTTGAAATGAATCAACTGACGCCATGCGATCATCAGTAGAGACACCACCACGAACCTTTACGGCAATGTCCTTGTATCGTTCGTAAAGCTTCTCTACAAGTTCAATATGCTCTGCAAACACAATGACCTTTTCGGTATCGCTAGACTCAATGAAGTTGTCTAACCATGAGATGATGCTGTCGTACTTAAGTTTTGAAACCGCGTCACGTAGTCCGGTTATACGAATAAGGCCCTGATTGCGCTCAAGCCTAAGTCGCTTCTCCCAATAAGCCTTTGATCCATCACTTCCTTCTTCTTCAGCAATTGCTTCAGCACGCCTTGCAAAGTATTCAACAACATCAGACTCAACCTTTTTGTAATTTGCCATTAGTTCTGGCTTTGGTGAAAGGTACTGAACTGCATTGCGTAGCGGTGGAAGGTCTCCATAAACGTCTGCCTTCATACGACGAACAAAGCACATTGAGCGAAGCTTTTCGTTTAGTTCTGCTGCGTTAGTTGACATGCCTCTTTTTGGTGCGTAGCGACTCTTAAATCGCCATGAACCACCAAAGTCATCAAGTCTTCCAATTGCTTCGAGCTGTGAAATTAATTCCTCGGGCCTATTGGTAATAGGCGTTCCAGTCAAAAGGAAAACAAAGTCATCATCGTCAACAGATTTTGCAAGCGTCATTACTGCATCAGTTCTTTTAACAGACCACTTCTCTGACGGTGCATCAAACGTTGAACCGCACTCACACCTTTTAGCGTTAGATCGAACAGGCTTATCGCACATAACACAAAAAGACTTTCTTTCACCGTTTTTAATTGCGTGTGCTTCATCAACAACAAGAGAGTAAAACCCATGCTGAAAAATGTCCGGTATGCGCTCGTAGAGAATGTCGTAATTGATAATAATTACATCGGACTTTTCAATTCTTTCGCTCTTTGTTCCGTTAAGAACAGAAACGGAAAGACTAGGAAAGAACTTCTTTGTCTCTCTTTCCCAGTTGAGCTTGAGCGTGTTGGGACAAACAACAACCATTGGGTAGCGATTTTCTGATGCAATTGCTGCAAGCGCTTGTGCTGTCTTACCAAGTCCGGGCTGGTCTGCAAGAATTGCTTTGCGTGCTCGTTGCAAATATGCAACACCTGCTTGCTGGTATGGAAGAAGTGGGATTGCAATGTTGGGTATCTCAACCTTTGCATCTAACGACGAAGAAGCTTTGACCATCTCCTCGGCCTCTTCAATGAATCTTTGAATCTCGTCTTCTAGTTCATCGCAAACCGTTAAGCCAAACCTTGACGCAAGCATTGAAACTTTTTTAATGTTTTTACGTGGTGTGCGCCAAACCTTTTTACTAGCATCCCACTTAATGCCGGGAACGATGGTGCGAACCGAATTAATGATTTGAGGATCGTAACTAAATTGAATAACAATGTCATCACCCTCAACGTTTACATTTTTAAAACCACCAAGAAGGCTTTCTTGAATTTCTTCAGGAGCATTGCGTATTTCTTTTGGAAGATCAATGTTCCATTTGGCAGCGAGGGCACGAACTAGTGGCGCTGAAGACATGGGAAAGATGTTTGCCTTCTCTGCATCGCTCCATTTACGACCTTCAATTTGACGGCAATCTTCAACAAAAGCCTTGCTATAACGTGAATAAACGATGATGTAATTGCCGTCCACCACCGCGTAGTTCTTTTGTGCGTAGTATGTTTTCATAGGCCGAAGCCTACACGAGTACCTTCGCCTTGTCAAATCAGAAAGACTTGACATTGAACATTTGTTCCTGTAACATGTGGTTCCCGCCAAAATTGAAAATGAGAGGATTTGATGGCAAAAACAGTAAAACCAAACGAAAACACACTCGAGAGTGTAATTGATGAGATCAATAAGAACTTTGGGCCTGGTACTATTGTACGCCTAAATAGTGCTGAGGTTACGCCAATTGAGGTCATTTCTACGGGGATTTTGCCCTTAGACCTAGCTTTGGGGACCGGTGGCCTGCCCAGAGGACGCATTGTAGAGTTCTTTGGACCGCCTTCTTCGGGTAAGAGTACCCTAGCTATGCACGCCATCGCAGAGGCCCAAAAAAGGGGCCTACAGTGCGCCTACGTGGACGCTGAGCACGCCCTGGACCCTGGCTATGCGCGGGCTTTGGGAGTGAACCTTGACGAACTGCTTTTGACACAACCTTCAACGGCTGAACAGGGTCTAGAAATAACCATTCGCCTAGCCGAAACAGGCAAAATTGCCGTAATTGTGGTGGACTCTGTGGCAGCACTAACCCCTAGGGCAGAACTAGAGGGTGAAATGGGTCAGGCAAACGTAGGTTTGCAGGCTCGTTTGATGGGTCAGGCACTACGAAAGTTGACCGGACCGGCATTTGACAGCAATACTTTGGTTATCTTTATTAACCAGCTCCGTGAATCTATTGGCAAGATGTTTGGTCCAACCGAGTTCACCCCCGGCGGTCGTGCCCTTGGCTATTATTCATCTGTGCGACTAGACATTCGACGCATTCAAACCATTAAGAAGGGTGATGACGCAACGGCTAACCGCACCCGAGTAAAGGTGGTTAAGAACAAGCTTGCGACACCATACCGACAAGCAGAGTTTGATCTTGTGTACGGCATTGGTGTTCCAAAAGAAGGCGCACTGCTTGACTGTGCAATTGATTTTGGTGTTGTCAAGAAGTCCGGGGCATGGCTCACCTATCAGGGCGAGCACATTGGCCAGGGACGTGACAAGGCTTGTGTAAACTTGAAAGAGAAGAAAGAACTTTACGAATCTATTTACCAAGAGGTAATGAGCAAAGTAAATGACGTTGATTTTGAAATGGAGATTGCTGATGCCAGTGAAGAGGATTGATGCTCAAGAAAAAAACGAAAACTTGATATTAAAGGCTATAAAAAAATGGAACCGTAGCCACAAATACGGCCCAAGCTTTCGCGATCTTGTTGAGATGACAGAGTTATCACTTGGAACGGTCCATGGCGCTTGCCGTGATCTTAGAGACAAGAGGAAGATTCACTACATTGACGGCGTTGCCCGAACTATAAGGATTAAGTAATGGAAAATGTAAAGATTATTCCTGTATGGGATAAGAACAACGAAGAGTGGCTTGAGCTACGCAAAGGCGGTATTGGTGGATCCGATGCAGGCACTATTTGCGGGGTTAATAAATACAACTCACCGTACGCCCTGTGGTCAGAAAAGACTGGCATTGTTGAGCGAACGTTTGAGGGTAATGAAGCTACCGAATGGGGTAACATTCTTGAACGTCCTATTGCAGAGAAATATGCAAAGGACTACAACGTCGCTGTTGTTGAGTGGCCTGTAATCATTTGGTCGGAGCGAGATGGCCAAGAGTTTATGTTTGCCAACCTTGACTTTCTTATTGTTAAGCCTTCCGAGCAGTTCCCTGCCGGTGTTGTTAGTCAATACAGGAATCTAGCTATCCCGCCTTGTGGCATTGAACGCATTCTTGAAGTCAAGACCGCCGGTATTGCTAGTCCAGGGAACCCTGGCGCATGGGCAAACAATCAGGTTCCTCAGAGCTACATGCTTCAGGGGTACCACTACGGCGTTGTGACCGGTGTAAAAGCAATTACTTTCTGTGCACTAATCGGCGGACAGGGAATTCAAGTGCGCAACATGACATGGGACGAGGAGATCGCAGAGAATCTTATTGCAGCCGAGTCAATGTTTTGGGATGCAGTAACAACACTCAATCCACCGCCTACTGACGGTAGCGAAGCAACCGAGTCTGCTCAGTCAAAGATGTATCCACGCCACTCAACCGGCAAGGTTTACGAAGGCGGAGCAGAACTTAAGGAACTATGGGCTGAATTTACCTTGGCCAAGGAAGCTTCGGAAGATGCTGAGCGTGAACGCAAACGACTTCGTGCGCAAATACTAGAACTTGTTGGGGATGCAGAATACGCAACCGTAGACGGACAGCCATTGTTCTCTTACAGAGCCAATAAAGACTCTGAGACGTTTGACTCTAAGAAGTTTCAAAGTCAAATGCCAGAGATTTATGCCCAATTTACCAGCCTTAGACCTGGATCTAGGGTTCTTCGAGAAATCAAGAATTAGTTCTTGACAAACGAGCCAACAACCTTTATAATCAATTATACAAACAAAGAAAAGGAACAAATATGCAAAGCGAATCAATTAGCGAACTAGTCACCGCACTAGTAGCTGCACAGGCAGAATTTTCTGCCGTACCGAAGGGTTCAGTAAATCCGTTCTTTAAGAGTACGTATGCTGCACTGCCAGATGTTGTGGCAAGTGCTGGTCCAGTACTTGCAAAGCATGGTTTAGCTGTTAGTCAATTCATCACCTACGATGATGCGGGTGGCGACCTACTTATGACGTACCTTATGCACACTTCAGGTGAGTTCATCTCTTATGCAATGAAATTGCACATGGTAAAGAATGACCCGATGTCGCAAGGTTCGGCTACGACATATGCTCGTCGCTACTCCTACATGGCTTGTTTGGGTCTTGTGGCCGATTCTGACGATGACGGTGTTGCGGCAAGCACTCCGTCAGCAAGCGCGTTCAAGCCAAGCTTGAGCGAAAAGGTTGCTACTGCGGCATCTGCACCCCGAGCATCGGGTGGCAGTAGTCGTGCAGTAACAGAAAACCAAACCAAGGCAATTTGGGCTATTACCCACAAGGGTCTTGGTTGGGACGACTTACAGATGTACGATAAGATTGAAGAGCTAACTAATCGCAAGGTTAGTTCGCTTGAGGAATTGTCTATGGACGATGCCAAACTTATCATTGAATCACTAAAAGCACTACAAGACGCATAAGGAGAATTATGTCAACATCAATTACAATTATCGGTAACATCACTCGAGATCCAGAGCTCAGCTTTTCTAATGACGGTTTGGCTTACATTCGTTTTGGTGTTGCTGACACATACAAAGACAAGTCAGGAACAGAATCAACATCTTTCTATGACGTTGTAGCCTTTGACTCAGTAGCAACAAACATTGCTGAGAGTCTTGTAAAGGGTTCACGCGTAGTTATAGTTGGTCGTCTTTCACTTAAGGACTTTGAGCGCAAGGACGGAACTAAGGGTACAGCAGGAGAAATCGTTGCTGACACCGTTGCTGCCGATCTTCGTTGGGCAACTGCAAAGATTACCCGTAACGAAAAGAAGGAATCAGTAATGAACGGTTCAGGTTCATCAAAGGGTTTTGACAACTTCTAATGAACAATTCTGCTCCACTCAGTCACGCAAAGATTGAAGAAGCCATGCGTTCGGCCATCTCCACTATGGAGAGGCTGACGCAAGACTTCACACGTATTTGTGATGATAAAGCTGAGGCAGAAGAACGGTACAAGACCGCTTATGCTCAGGCAAGAATTGAAGAGCGCATGCATGCTGATGTTGATGGCAGGAAACTGACTGTTGACATGGCTGATGATCACGCACGGGTGGCAACAAAGGCAGAGTTTCGCTCGCTTGCAGCAATGGAAGCAAAGCACGACGCCTGTCGCCAAGCGTTGCTTACAGTCCGTTCACAGCTTGAAGGTTTTAGAAGTTTGCTTGCTTCATACAGAGAGATAGGAGCCTAATGTCTACATACGATGACGCTTTGACTCACTACACCGAAGAACTTCTTATCAGGGTTAGGGAACTAACCGCAGAGAACGAACGGATGCACAGTCAATTGTCGGAAGCACATCGCCAGATAGCCATTCTGGAAGAACAACTGATACACTATTATTTGTGAAAAGACGCAAACCATTGCAGACTAAAAAGGGGCTCGTATCGCGAGCCCCTTTAGTCATTAGATCGGCCCTAAAAGCAAAAAGCGGGCTTACAGCACATAAAGCGCTGAAGCCCAGGTCGGATAGAATGAAGAAGATTTACGAAGAGCGTAGGCCATTCGTAGAGGAAATGCTAAAGAAGTTTCCTGTGTGCCAAGTGTATTGGAACGAGGAATGTTTTGGCGTAGCAGTTGACGTGCACGAGGTTAAAGCTCGATCTGCCGGTGGAAAGATTGTTGGAGATAGTCCAGATAATTACAAGACAGTGTGTCGTTACTGCCATACAATGATAGGACAGTATCCACAAGAAGCGTGGCGGAGAGGTTTTATCAAGTGGTCTTGGGACGAATAACAGTGATTAAGCATTACGTACAAATTGAAATGACAAAGGGAAAATTTATTTCAACATGCACCTGCGGGTGGAGCTGTACGGATAAGGAACGCCACATTGCGTTATCAAATTCCCACCTTCATGTCGCAGGGAGCTTAAACCCTAAGGACTGAAGTGTCGGACTATTTGTCTTATAATGAATTTGAATTACTTGATTTCCTAATAGTCTTACAAAGATCCAGACCAGAGTTCTATGAATACGGTGCTTGTTCTAATGAGGACATGAACATGTTCTTTCCCGGTCAAGGGCAATCATCTGTAATGCGTGAAGCTATAGAGATTTGTTTTACATGTCCAGTGCAAAAAGAATGCCATGAGTATGCTCTTGAAAACAAGATTGAACATGGCGTGTGGGGCGGATCAAGTGCTGATCAACGCAGGTTTTGGATTAAACAAAACACCAGCGTTGCTAATGCTTGGGAACTACTGCTCTTCGAACAAGGCGAGTTTTGAAACTCCGTGTCCTTTTCTGCGTAGCGTAGGTATCATTCTCTTGCCCGTAGGTGAATCAAAGCACCAAGCGTGCATACCGTAGCGGTCTTCCATAAAGTGTGCAAGTTCATCACAGACTGGGCATGGTAGCCACACCCAGTCTGGATAGCGTTCCATCATTTCATTGATAGGCGTTGCCCCTTCGGGCAACCTAAACTTCTTTGGTGTCATTACAAAATGGCTAGGTCAGACCAACCAAATGGTCCACACTGCGTACCAATAAGCATTGTGAGCATGCCTGGTGGGCAACTCTTGCCTGATGTTTCAGTAAACCAACCTGATCCACCGTCAGCTGCTGGAGACATAAATACTTGTCGCCCTGTTGCTGATGAAGATACAAAGTGGTGCAAGTGACCGCAGAAGAGAATCTTTGCTTGTCCAATAGGCAGCATACCCATTGCTTGTCCCTGCCACCAACCTTCAATCTTTCCAATGCTACCGTTGGTCTTAACACAGTTCTTACCTTGTCCATTGCGGAAGGTGTGACCGTGAGCAAAACCACACATAACACCAGCTACATCAATGGTAAGTGTAAGTGTCTCATCAAACTTGTTTTCAGTTGTAGTGACGTTTGCGTAACGCTCCGGATTGTGTGAGATAACTTCTTCAACACCATCAAAGATTGCAAGGTCGTCATTGTCTGTCCAAGTTGTATAAGCCTTACCCATGGCATTACGGTTCTCACCGTGGTTACCTGGTACAGCGCCGAATACAACTCGGTATCCTTCATCAACCAATAGGTCAACCTGTCGCAGAACAAGACGACGAGCTAGTCGCATCTGCTCTCGACGATCAAGATCAACGCCAAAGCTTTGCATATCATAAAATCCCGAGCATTGTTCAATTAAATCACCGAGACCCATTAGGTATACCGTGTTAACTTCACGGCCTATCTTCCTAAGGTCTTTAAGACGTTGCATAAGTCGGTCTTGAAAGGTAACGATACGGTCAGCAATAGCATCGCTACCGCCACCTTCGCTTTTACCGGCTTGCCAGTCACTTAAAAGAACCATCATTACCATCTCGCCCTGAGGTCCGACTGACTTTGCTGGCTTCTTTTTCATTACTGCCTTACAGAGTTCCGTAAGGTCTTCCCCATCAACTTCCATAACACCTTTTCGGTCATTATAGAATTCGCTAAGGTCTATCTTGTTTTTACTTGGCACAGATACACTCTTTTGAACGGTGGCGCAGAATCGCAGGGTGCTTGGCATCTATGCCACGCTTCTGAAGGTAACGAACAATCTTCATACTGTTGATGTTCTTATCTTCCATTGCGGCTAAACAGTTAATTTTGTCTTCCGCAGAGAGTTTTGAAATGAGTCGCGAGGCGATGCACTCTTTCCTTTCCTCTTCGTAGAATTCCGACAAGTCAGGTTTGGTCATGCTGTCCTTTCTAAATTCCTCCGACTATATACTACACCAATGTAATTAGTATTTCAAGTCTTTAAACGTGTAGTCGTCCACCATGGCGTTCGCCGTTTTTATTGGCAATAAGATTGGCATTTACATAGGGAATGTCGTGTTGTTTGTGCCAATCGCTAGGGAAATATGTACTTAATGTACTGATTTGAAAGTTCATTTTAAGCTCAGGAACATACTTGCGGTAGTTTTCGTCAGCAAAATACCAGAAAGAGTTCTCATTGTAGAAGCTATTGTGCGTAGGGTCTTGGTATGCACCACGGCCATCGGTGCTTGGGGTAAGACTTAGGATCATTCCACCGTGTGCAAGGACTCGGTACATTTCATTCCATAGGCGCACCTTGTCTGGGATGTGTTCTAGGAAGTCAACGGCACGGATAACGCCAACGCTGTTGTCCTCAAAACCTTCAAGTATTTCAAAGACATCGCCAATGTAGTCCGCCGGGGAATGCATGTCAATCGTGAGGTATCCCGGTGCTGGGTTGTGGGCAGCACCTAGGTCAAGGGCGAGAAGGCCATTCTGCTTAGCCCACTTAAGAAGCATAGGTTGAATGGTCTGTCCGTGCATGCGGACAGTCTCAGTTTGAATGAATGGATTAATGTCTGATTTAGCTTGGGTGTTTTCTGGGTGTACGCGTTGTAGGTAGAGGTTCTTTTTAATGTGAACAAAGTCACCAACAAGGTACAGCTTGTACATGATGTCTTGATCGTCAAGAACTTTCATGGTGCTGTCATATCCTGGAGTCATTAAGTATGAGCTCCTACGGAATGATCGAACGTGGTTCGGGGCATACCAGATGTAAGAAACGTTATGTGGGCTTGGGGCCATTCCATGGCAAACGTTATAGCCATCTTCTTCGTGATACGACCAACCGTAATCAGGAGAATATTTGGAAAAATTAGGTGTTGCATCTGCGTTGATGTACGCAAAGTCTGAATAGACAAGTGATGCATTAGGGTTTTCGTCAAATGCTTTCTGCACTTCTTCAAGGCATGTTGGCATAAGAATGTCATCGTGGTCTAGTTCAACCAAGATGTCGCCATCGCAAAGACTTACTGCATGATTCTTTAAAGCTCCCACAACGCCGTTAAGCTGTGGCTTGGCGTAGCAAACACGTACGCGTTTCTCTCCCTTAGGAACTTCCCACTTTGCTTTACCATTGAGAACAACAACCCATTCCCAGTCTTGGTGAGTTTGATTTAGTAGACCTGCATAAGCTTCATTAAGGTACTTAGGGTCATGTGTTGGAGTAAAGATAGATATCATGGCACAAGCGTACCATGTAATTACCTATTCAAGTGCAAATGGTGGATCAATTACAACAAACTCAGCGTCAACACGGACCTTTGTTTTAGTGTAATCGTGAGCTACTTCCGTAGGTTCTCCGGCAAGTGTGTAGACGTAAACGCCAGAAGGGTACAGGGATGAGTCAATCTCGGCACTGTAAACCCCCTGTGCAATCCTTTTAATGGTTTCTGTTGGGTCACCAACGTTCCAATTGTACGCAAAGGTATAGGTTTGATCAGAGTCGCCATTAATTTCAAAACCAAAAAGAACGCGGTCAGGGTCAACGATGGTTCCGTCAATTGCCCTGAAAGGTTCGTCTGTGTAGACAGTTATTGCAGTTCCTTTTACATAAGTGTTTGTGTTAACTGGTTGCACTATTTTACCTTATTGTGGTTGAGATTGTGAATAGGTGTCTTTAATGGATACAGTTGCTACTTTAATTACAGTGTGAACGGTTCCCGGCTCTGGTAAACGAGCAACAACGTGTTGTCCGTTAAACCATTGTCCGGGTTTGCCGTTGTATCCTTTGGTAAAAGATGTAGACATTAAATTGCTCCCATGTATCGCATGGTAAGTACATCATTATTTGCAAATGCACCAGTAGTTTGAGTAACAATTGTAGTACCAGTTTGCGTAATGGTTCCGGTAAACGTTGGTGATGCGGTTGGAGCCGCGCCCGTGACTTGACTAACCGTGTAATCACCCGATACTGGCAATACCGTACCACCACGACCATTGAATGTTGATACAACGGATGCGTTAACCGAGGCACCAGCAACAACAATGTGAAGTTCAT